AAGCCTCTTCGTATTAATTTAAATGATAAAAAATATACTATATCATTAGATAGATTTAAACAATTATTTTATCCTGAACTACTGAGAAATTTAGAATGGCTAGTTATTAATGGTAACTTCGGTGATTCTGTTATGAATAAACAGTTTCGTGAGATTATAACATATGTTAAACAGCATGACACTAGGATTTTAATACATACTAATGGTGGTATACATGATCATAATTATTGGACAGATGTAGGTAATATACTAACTAGACGTGATATTATTAACTTTGATATGGACGGTCTATCTGATACTCATTCTAAATATAGAATCAATACTAAATTTGAAGATGTATTTAATAATGCTTGTTCTGTAATTAAAACTAATAATGCACAAGTACATTGGAAGTATATAGTATTTGAACACAATAAACATCAGGTAGAAGAAGCTAGACAAATGGCTTTAGATCATAATTTTCATACATTTTCTACTGTTAAAACTTCTAGAGATGTATTTGCTCCTAAAAGTGGTAAGTTTGTACACTCTAAAAAGAATAAAGAAAATATGGACAAAGCTGAACGAGTCATAAAATGTGTATGGGATAACTGGGGTAAATGGTATGTATCTCCAGAGGGTTTAGTATTTAGATGTTGTTGGACAGGTGGTCATTACTATGACGAAGCTCAGTCTAGATTCTATTATCCTCCTAAGTTTGAAAATCTATTTAATGGACTTCATGTGCCTCTAGAAAAGATTTTAAGTTATGACTATTGGACTAAACTACAAAATTACTTAAAAGGGTATGACAGATCATTTAGTTTGTGTAAATCTCAATGCGGAAAAATAATATCTTCAATTGAAAAAACTGAGGAAAATCTTACTACTGGTAAGAAAGTTTTATTTGATTCACATAGTCAAAACGCCCAAGTGAGAGAAGCTTAATAATGATAGTGCCGAGCGCAACTTCAAAATTTGATCATATCAGTAATGGCATATGGGCAATACATAGCGAACCAACATTTACTTTACAAAAAACATTGATAGATAGTTATATACAAGAGATTATAAATAAAAAAGTTTTATTTATAACAGGCGGCATAGGTAGATTAGCTAGTTATGCTGCTAGACTTGGTGTACATGCTACTAGTCTTGATTATAATCCTTTATATAAACAGTTAGGTAATAAGTATTATAATAATGTTACGCATATAACAGCTGATATGTTTTATTATCCTGTTGATACTTATGACTATATATTTTTAGAAAACTGTATTAAATGTACTTATTATGATAATACTCTTTTAAATTATATAAATAATTGTAGAAAAGTAGTAAAAATCTTACCAAAAACTATGAATACTAATATTTATAAATGTAATTCTAGTAGATTAGACGATTTATTTTACTGTAAAGAACTTGAAGGTAGATTATATACTAATAAAGCTTTAGATTCAGGCGGTATTAGACTACTTGCAAATTATAGTGATTTAGATGATTTAACTACTGAGACACTTACTTTTGATTTAAATAAACCTATGCTTTCTATAAATATTACACCCAGTAAAAATAAAAAATATACAATTTTAGGAGGTACATATATGACGAGTGATAATGCTTTTAGAGGATTTATATTTAATAAAGGTTATAAGTATAGTGTCCAAGTGAGAGAAGCCTAAGTTTAAAAATTTGCCATAACCAAAAAATTAAAGTATTCTACATATAAGAATTAATTTGTAAAGGATAAGCTATGAATAAGGACGGACATACTGATGTTGCATCATCTAGACGTATGATGCAAATTATTATTGAAGATGCTAAAGATATACTTAATGCTCTTCCTTCAGATGAAGAAGCTAGTTTGCCTACATGGTGGACAAATAAGTTAGCTGTGTCTTCTGCTTATATTAATTCTGCTAGAGATTATTTAGTCTATGGCTCAGACATGGGAGATAGTGACTCTTGTTCTTGTGGTCCTGATTGTGACTGTGATGATTCTATGGAAGAATCAACAGCTTCAGAAGAACTTATAGAAGATATAATGGATGAGCTTCAAGAAGTGACCGAAGTATTAGATGATGATATGCTTCCTCCTTCTTATAGGTATATGGCTAATGCCTCTTAAAAAAGGAAAGTCTAAAAAGACTATTTCAAAGAATATATCAGAGCTAATGAAAAAACCCTCAAAGGCTCGATCTAAAGGTGTAAATACTTTAGCGAAAAAATTGGGTGTAACTAAGAAAGAGGCTCAAAGACGTCAGGCAGTAGCAATAGCTCTAAATACGTCAGGCAAGACTCGAAAAAAATAATTTATGTAGCAAATAGCTACAGCTTTCTTTAAAGGAGAAACATTATGGGAACTACTTATAGCGTTGGAGGTCCATTCTCTAACTTTGCAACACCGGCAGATATTCCTGTCACCGTATTTTCAGTAGAAGGAAATACACTTGAAATCTATCCAGGCACACACGTCTGGCCCTCTACCGACTTTCCTTTCAATGGTACTACTATTGTAGGTGTCGGCGGAAAAGATGCTTGTATTCTTACAGGCTCTATCAACGGAAGCACAGCTTCTCAAGGTGAGAACTTTATATCAGGTCTTACCATCAATGGTACAGCTTCTGTACCTGCAATTGATATGAAAGCTACAGCACAACGTTGTGGCGTACATGTAAGTGATTGTATTATTACTGGAGGTACTTTTGCAGTGCAAAATGCTCAGACAGCATCAACAGTTGCAAGCGGTGATCCAGCTACCGTTGTTAGAAATATCTGGTCAAGCTGTACCAAAGGTCTTTCTACTAATGCTAATACTACAGCCATTAGCTCTACAATGGCCGGTGCATGGATGACTACTATTACTAATGCTCAAGCCGCTGCTATCGTTGTTGGTACTGCTGACTTGGTATATGCTGCTGCTAACGCAGGTAATATGACAGAAACAATTACTTCAAGAACTATTGTTAGCTAATAAATCTTAGAAAAGGAGAATCAATCATGGGAATGATTAAAAAAGAAGTTAGTGGTGATGCCGTAACACTTAGAGGTTATACTCAATCTGTTAACGATGCAAAAGGTCGTACACCTATTGCTGGCGGAACTGCTTATCCTGGTGGAGGTCAAGGTAGATCTGCGGGTAAGCCTGGTCCATCACCTGTAAATCCCTATATCAAGGATTTTGCTGACTACCGTATTGAAGGTGAGATCACTAAACAAGGCGGAAATGGTAAGAATCTTTATATGGGTGGCGTATCTGGCGGTCCTAAAGGAGCTGCAACTCCAGTAGGTGTTGCTAAAATTGCCAAGGGTAAGAGTAAGTTTTAAGGATGGCTAAATCACTTTCCGGCGCTGAAACTAGAGCAGGAAAAGTCGAACCGATTGGGGACAATCGGTACGGCCTTCGTGAAGTATATGATGCCGAAGAGATGCAAAAGACTTTGTCCTACTATAAAGCAGGCGGTCAACTCACTGTTAAAGAAGTAAAGAATCCTCTTACTCAAACAGTAAAGACAGTTAAAGCAAATGCCAATCGTACCTGAAGTCTTTCAGACATCTAGATCGAAAACTATTAAACCTAAAAAACGTAAAACTAAAAAACGTAAAACTAAGACTAAAACTAAGAGTGCTCAGTATAAGAAATAATTCCACTATGTTTAGCAATCTTAACATTTTGTACTAAAGCTCTTAGCCAAGTTTTTTCATAAGGCGCACATATAAAAATGTGCGCCTTACACGTTTCTATGACTCTATTCATAATTTTTTTATTGTCTACGTCGCAAGATACAAATACTAAATCATCTTCTCCTAGATCTGAGTAATCATAATCACAACCATCACATGTTATAATTTCTATATGATTCTTAGCAGGTGATTTTACTACTAAATCTCTTCCTATAGCTGCTCTATTAGTATCAATTTCAATACCTATTTGTTGTATATGTTTATATTTTTTGTGTATATCAAACATAGAATACGGATATATTCCAGAACCTATTAGTACTAGTTTTTTACAGGCTTTAAACATACCTGTTTTCTTTTTGTCTAGTAGTGTTTTATATATCCACGCATTTGTTTCTGCTTTTCTATAAGCTAATAAAGCTCTATGCACTCCAATACTTTGTGTATTTGCCCAAGTTTTTATAGCTATATCAACATTATCGGTATCTATAGTATATTCTTTGTCTCTAAATATAAAAATAGATTTATTAGCTGTTATAGCTTCTTTTCTAGCAATAAGAAAATTAGCAATTCTTTCTTCTAACTCTTTCTTAGCTTCTTCTGTTATTAACTTGATAGTTAACATTTCTCCTTTTAGAACTACATCTTTCCATAACTCTTCTTGTTTTTTAATAGATTCAATATCCATTATGCATCTCCGATAAAAACTTTGCGGTATTAGATGCTCCCTCTAGATTAAACTCAAAAGGTTGAGGTTTGTAGCCTCCTAATACTTCGTCTAATACTATTTTTATACTATCAAACTCTGATAATGTTAATACTTTATAAAAATCATAAGGCTCAAATGTAAAAGCTCTTATAAATTGTTCCATCTTTTTACCGCTTTGTCTAGGTACTAATATAGAAGGAATCTGACCTTTCAGTATTTCTACAGTAGCATTATAACCTCCATAAGTTATATATGCTGCACAAGTTGTTAATTTTTTTCTGAGTTCAGGTACATACTCAACTAAGTATATATTTTTATTTCTTCTACCACCCATACTATTATACTTATTAGCTATGGGCATAATAAACTTATGATCAGGGTAGTGATGGGCTATTTCTGCAATTTTTTTAAATATTAATACTGCTTCATCTTTATTGAGTCCTGTACTTACATATATATTATTATCTTTTTGTTTATGTACAGGTTGTTCTTCATCGCATACATATCCTGTATATTGTACTAAATGTTCAATATCTTTTATAATTTGTACAGAATTAGCCTGTTTAGTTCTATCACTTATAAGAGGTAATAATTTTTTATCACCATGTACTAGTATATATTCTGCATAATATTTACAAACTATATTTTGTGTGTATAAAACCCAGTCTTGTAATTGATTATTATGTGGTTCATCCCATGGAAAATCTCTTACAGATATAACAATTTTTATACCTCGTTTTTTACATTCTTCTAAGTATCTAAAATATTCATGCGCAAATTGTTGTCTACAGAAAGGGAAGCCTTCACATACTAGTACCTTTACTTTATGTTTTTCAATAGTTTCTATAAACTGTCGAATCCTAAAATTAATCATAGCTGGTTGTTGTATAAATTGAAAAACTTTATTAATATCAGGTAAAGTATAATCTCCTAAAAATGCTATGTGAGGTACTGAATATTCTATAGGTGGTCTAAATAACTGATCCATAATTACTACATCAGTATACTCAGCAGTTTTCTCAGCGATAAACTTTATACGCTGAGAATGGCCTAGTCCTCTATAGTATTGTGTAAGAAATCCTACAGACATTAAAGATCCTTAGCTAAGGGAAATACCTCTGCTATAGCTTGTCCACATGCTTTAGCTAATTCCATATGTTCTTTTTGTGTACCATTAGCACTTCTTAATTCAATATAATGAATCCAAGAACGGAGAGTACCATTTACATATAGTCTGGATAAAGTTAAACCTTCTGGTAGTACTTTCCTAGCTTGTTCTTTGGCAATACCCTGTCTTATTGCCCATTCATATGCTGATTCTGCTGCGTGAATTACATGTTTTTGAGCTCTTATCCATTCTTTTTGAAGTTCCTCATTATCAGTCTCAATACTGTTTTGACGATTTTTTGTGTCTTGTAGTCTAGCTTCAGATAATACAAAAGTTTCATCCATATCTGCAGGATCTGCATATCGTTGACTAAACTCTTGAAAAGAAAATGAGCGATGACGTAGTAATTGTCTAGCAATATCTCTAGTAGTTTCAATTTCCATAGTAGCAGATACCATTTCAAGAGGTGACCAATGCTTGTGTTTAATTAAATACTTAATTAGTTTTTCAGCTGTATCGCTATTCATCTGGTTTGTAGGATTTGATACTCTTGCACAATATGCTACAAAATCTTGTAGATTATCAATACCTATAAAGGTTTCGGGTACTGTCTGGGTGTAACCCATTAATTTAACTTTCACTTGGTTTTACTCCTGTTACTTCTTCTATCTCATCTTCTTGTACTAGTTCTACATCAGTTACATAATCATCTAATCCATGAGTACCTATTCCACCTTTTTTATACTTTTTAATAGTTTCTCTACTATAATTTATATCTTCTAAAGGAGGTTTACCATGTTTTAGATCATACACTTCAGGACTAATTTTTTTCTTAATTTTTTGAATATAACTTTTAGCTGATGAATTTTTAAAATCACTATCTTCTATCTGATCGACGTAATTTATTACCATTCGTGGCCGATGACTTACAGAGAAAGTCGCAACTTTTTGAGTCGGCTGTAGGGTTTGTACTTGTTTAGAATTATTTTGAAGTAAAAGCCACATTTCATTCCTAAACGTATATTCAAATGTAGATATTCCATCAGCTAATACAATACCTTGTTCATAAACTAATTCGCTAAATGATCTAACATCTATACCAAAATTAGGATTTTTTATTTGAGGATATATACCTGTAGGAATAGGAATCATCTTTCCTACAGCAAAAGACACAGGTTTTGTTATACAAGCTCTTAATACAAAGAAAGGATCTATAGTAGAGTTTTGATCGAAACCCCACTCACAACTATAAGTCTTCTCTAAGTATAAAGCTGTAGTACTTTTTTCTATATCAATCTCACAGATTCGATAGTCGATCAAGAGCTTCTTCTCCTTCTTTACCTGCTAGAATAGCCTCGGTACAATACTTTAGGTTGATTAGATTTTCATTTCTAATCAATCTTTCTTTACCTGCGTTTAGATTCTGGATGTATTTAGCACGACCTTTTAGTGGTAAAGCTGACAATAGATTATCTAAAGTTTTATACTCTTTAGCTAGTCCTTGTGCGCGTTTAGGTCCAATACCCTCAATACCTATAATATTATCACCTTTATCTCCTTCAATAATTCTAGACATCATAAACTGTGCAGGTGTAAGTTCTAGATCTTCTTGTAGACTCTCTAGTGTTACCTCTTTACGTCCGAATATATTGAATACTGATACGTCTTCTTTAATTAGTTGAAGTAAATCTTTATCTGACGATACAACCCAAGTATGATTGTAGTTCTGTGATAAATTCTGTGTAATCCATGCAAGAGTATCGTCAGCTTCTA